GCCCCAATATCTGTTCTGCTTTTGCAGTCAACATAGCCATAGCTTCAATCTGCGCGCTCGTCGGCGGTTCGCTCCCCAAATCTACACCGTCAGGATGATCATAATAGCATACCGCGTCTTTGCAACACGCCATCGCTATACCGATTGACCGGCTGTTCCTGTGCCATGTATGCGCCAGCTTTTCAGTAAAATCTTCGTGCATGACGTGATATCCGCCGGTCAGGTCGATTACTACTGTATAGTCAGGCAGATTAACTACACTCCCGTCACAGCCTGTCCAATGTTCATAGATCCGGTCAATGCCTCCCACAGCATTCTGCAGCAATACTTCAATTTCTTTTAGCGTCATCTTTTTTCAACTCCTTTTCTATGGCATCCGGTCTGCCGTTGCGGTTTTTATCTACCATATACTTGGCAATAAATGCAATCGCTCCTACGACCGGAACCGCCGTATAATCTTCAAAGAATTTAATCAATGTCATCGTATTAGCCGAACCCCTGCAGAATTCAATAACCCACGCGGCCAGTACGACGCAAAACAGAATTAAAAAGCCTATGGCGTAACCATAGACTACTTTCATAGACGGCTTGGCATTCCCTTTCGGTATGTGTCCATTTATGTATCCGGCAGCTTTTTTCCATAAATCTCTTATTTTCGCAAACAATCACATCACCCTTCCTATCAATGCAATTACCACGGAAATGATGGTAGAAATCAGACCGGCAACCTTATAGATATTATCTATCCTGTGATGTGCTGATTTAGCACTTTGTTCCGCCCTTTCGTGCGCTACTTGAAGTCTCTGTATTTCAGGTAACATTTCGACAAGCATGTCAAGTTTCGTTTCAATCCGGACAATTCGCTCCAATGCTTCAGGACTTATATCCACCATACTCATTATTTATTATCCTCCGTCTTATTTTCAGGCTTTTCTTTCAGTGGTTTGCTCCGAATGCATTTCTTATTTGTACAAAGTCCTGTTTTTTTATCCATTTTTCGGTGACACAAAAAACAACGTTCCATTTAGATCGCCCCTCTCTTTTCTGAGTATTCGTTCATCAATGCTTCCCGTTCTTCTTTCAGTTCGGTATATAATTCTTCATCTTCAATCGCTTTGGCTTTTGCCATTTCGAGTTCAATATTACTTAGTTTATCCGCGTATTTTCTATCCAAGGTATTGAGTTCTATCTGTCTCTGCGCTTCTACAGTCGGCTCCCGCGGAACGTATTTAACTGGATTCCCATTTGTACCACGGATGTAAGCACCGGATATATACTTGTTAAAATCCTCGGCTGAGATAATCTCGATAACAGTCGCATCGGCAAACAGATCTTTCGCTTCTTTTTTTAACTCATCCAATTTATTTACATTTTTGCTTTTTTTCGGGTCAAACTCACAAATACTTGAGCCTACCCGCTTTCCGTCCGCGTCAAACCCGGCAATATAATATTCGACATTTGTATTATTCATTTTTTACCCCTTTCGATTAAAATGACATCCCAATTTGTGTTATTTTTCACCAACTGCCAGGTAGAACGTAGATTGCTTCCACGTTGGTTGCGATGAAAAAATCTCTACTGATGCATTTGTTTTAAAGCCTGCGCCATAGGAAATTGTTGCAGCTCCGGTATCTCCAGCCAAAACTAATAGCCCTTTATTTACGGTAATTGGCAACGTACAAACATATGTAGCACTAGTATAATCTGCTGCTAACCCCCATTGTATAATTAGCCCGCCGAAGAAACTACCAAAGCAAACATATCCGTTTTGCGCGATGTTGTAGCGTACACCAGACGCAGTCAACACCATTTTCAACAGCTGACCGAACCATGAGTTAGTTTGCATAGCTGTAACAGCGGTAACAGCAGATGTTAGTGCCAGTTTTTGTATGATATCATCACCCAATTCCGAGACTTTTTCAAAGAGCTTGAAACGGTTTTCGTGAGCTGAACCTGATGCATTATGTTCATCCATCTCAGCTTTTATTAAGTATGTTTCATCTTTTACCTGCACTGTTACGCTTTCCGTGTCACCGACAACAATATCGATCTTGAATATTTGGGAGTCGATCGGCACGCTTTTATCGGGGATATAATCAACAAAATTTCCCCCGTTTGTATATGCGATAAGCTTCTCAACTCCTGTGGCTCCTACTTTCGCGTACACGCCCACTTCACGGGCAAAGAACCCAGCATCAAGTGAGGCGTTAGAGCACACAGCTCTTATTTGGAACTGACCGGACCCAAGATTTGTCCCGCCCGTTACGGCGAGTTCCAATTTAGGACCTTTGAGTTGCGTAAGACTCTGGATAGAATCACCCTCTAAATTGCCGTCGCCAAGTAAGATTTTGCTAAAAGTTAAAGCCTGTCCGGTTGCATTCGCCTCGGAAATCAATGATAACCCTTGTGTTGTCATTAATATTTTTGGATAATTAGCCATTTATTAGCCCCCTTTAATTTCTATAACTTTATGAGCAGTCCGAATATATCCGGCTGCTCTGATGTGCTGCCCTATTTCTGGAACCGTAAACTCAAGATTCGGTGTAATATGTACAACTGAATTCAATTTACATATTGCACCTGCAAAAATCTTCCCGCCTGCTTCCTTTGTATTGCTTAAGTTCACGGTAAGATTAGCCGGAATAATGCTTCTCGTGTATGTCCGAATTTGATTAGACGCGAAAACCAGATTATAAACGAGGTCAAGCCATAGTTCATATTTTCCATAATTTAGGCTGATGCTGATTTTATTCTTTCCATACCTTGAGTCAAAAATATTCTGCAGGTTGCGATGCGTATATAATACTTGATTGTTAATCATTAAAAGAACTTCATTTCGTCTATCTTCAAATGATGCATCCACATTCGGGATAATCCCAAGCATAGATTCATACCGCTCCAGCCCGCTTTCATCTACATCGCAAACGAAAGTATTCAAACAGTTTTGTAGCAATTTATAAATAATAGCATTTAATTCCGGCTCTACCACATCTGCCCAAGAAGTAAATTCTTTAGCATTCGCCAATACGTCCGGTAAATAATGGCGGATATTCGCAGCACGGAAAGAAAGGTTTTTTCGCAGATCATTCATATTCGACCACCTTCAACTTCCCGATTTCATTTACTCCAAGTTGCAGATTCTTTACCTCTCCGTTCAAAGTAAGATTTGTGACATCTAACACTCCGATAATATCTAACAGCAGGCTTTCCAGTTTAGCCTTGCGGATAATCAGCCCGTTATCAACAAACCTCTTTATAGTAATTACCTGTGTTTCTGCCCATGTTTTATTTACAGATCCAATATATTCGGTAATTGTTTCAGATATCTGATTTTTTATATTGTCCAAGGTATACCCGGATTTCATCGTGACATTTACGTGTACAGTTATTTCTTTATTCACCACTCCTTCCGTCGTGACATAATGGCCTATTGGCGCTACACCGACGCCTTTCTGGTGATAAGGAACCGGATCCAGCATTTCCTGCACTTTGTCCACAAATTCACTGTCGGGCGATTTAAATTCGGATGTGCAAAATACGACTTTAACCGTGCCTCCGCCGTTCCAGACCGGGTACACTTTGACGCCGCCCACACCGGCAATAGATAGTACCTTTTCTTTATAATCCGCAATATTTCCTCCGTACGCTTGCGTTTCAAAACTTTTTAAATACCGTTGCCGGAACACTTCCGTATCTTCGTCATCAATTGCGGGGATAGTCAGCGCTTCAATCTTTGCAGACTGCAGATCTGGTAAATTATCAATCGGCACAAGCATTCCCGCTTCCTTATTTCCGGAAACACCTGCAGTTTCACAGCGCAGTAGATAACTACCGGCTTTTAACTTTTCCGTTACCGCATAATTGATTCCGTCACAGGAAAATCGATGTCCAATTGGTATTTCCAACGCACTCGGAGTAAATATCCCACGTACGACCGCCCTTGTTGCTTTATACGGCACAAGTCCACGTTCTAAAGCTCGCTCAATTAGAAACTTGCGCTCTGCCGTATCACCAAACGTATTTTTCATGAACCAGTCCAGTGCGGCATACATCAGTTCAAGTTCGATCGATACCGGAGCCGTTGCATCATGTATAATACTGCCTTCTCGTTTATCCACTGCGGGACTAACAGTATCCAGCATTCTCTTTTCTATGACTTGGCTTGTCTGATCCTCATACATCCCTTACCTTCACACTCCTTTCCATCTCAATATCCCCGAAAATAGAATGAACTACAAAATAACATTTGACATTTCCCTGCTTATCATATTGCAAATCAAAGCCGTCCACTTTGTTGATACGGTCATCTACCAGCAGTGCCTCTTCTATTCGCCTCGGAATTTCAGGGATAACATAGGGCATAGGTTTACCAAACAGATCGGCAAGTTCTACGCCGTAATTCGAAGAATAAATGATGTGTTTATACCGTTCTGTATTTAAGATCTTATAGACGGCTTGCTGCACAGCTTCCATGTCATCTGTTATTGTTCCCGATACGGTTTCTTCCTCAATATTCATTCGATAGGTTTTAGACGGCATGCGTATCTGGCTGCCCGCAATGGACACGTTGTTAAATTCTTCAGGTAATAGTTTCATCTAATCACCCCCACTGTCCGTGGACATCAGAATGGTTGTACACACGATTAGCAACAAAAAACAGCTGCCCGCCGGACTGCTGTATCATGACGACTTTCTCTCCGATTTTTAATCCGTTATAGATAATGATCTTCTTCCTCCCTTTATAACCGTGGTCATGGCTGGCATACTCTGCGTATCCTCCGCCGCCTGCCCGTTTTTCAGTAATGTGGTTGACTTCAATATCTACTTCAAAATCACGGACATTATCGGAAAGTATCAAAAAATCTTCATCCAGTTCATTCTCTCCTACACGGATAACTAAAGGAGTTTCAGATATAACTTCGCCCAGGACGAAATCAGACGGATTCATCCCGCGCACGGTCTGTGCTACAAGAGATTTCAGCACATTCGGCAATTCATCATTGATCATTGATTACACCGCCTTTCAGCGTCAAGTCCATCAGATGTACCTGATTAGAAAAAGTATGGACAACTTTTGTTACCAGTACTTTCAGTACACATTCCACATAGC